GCAAAGGACAAGACAAGATTGCAAGAGTAAATGCGGTCGCACCCATGTTGGAATCGGGCATGGTGTACGTTCCCGACACGCGTTGGGCGGAAGAATTAGTAGAAGAGTGTGCAGCGTTTCCATTTGGTGACCATGACGACTTGGTGGACTCGACAACACAAGCACTAATGCGTTATCGACAGGGCGGATTTATTGGTTTAGAATCGGACGATGATCTGCAGGAAAATGAACCCAGACGGATCAAAGAATATTATTAGGAGAAAGCAATGGCTGACAAAGGCGAAAAGATCAAGGACCAAGGATTTGTTCCTTATGCAAAACAAACTGATATGAAAGCACCCATGACCAAACCTGGAGACGGGAAAGGCAAAAGCCGTGGTGGTGGAGACGCAATGAGAGGAACAAAGTTCACGGGCGTTTACTAAACTGTAGATGGCAGAAAACAGCAAACCAACCAACATAGAAAGGTTGTCAGATCTTATTGATCTGGAAATACAAGACGGCGAAGAGGTTCAAATTGACGAACCTATGCAAGGCGAAGGCGATATCGCTGTTGAGCTGTCTGAAGAAGGTGCGCAGATAGACTTTTTCCCTGACGAAGAAATTATAGACACCACACCATTCGATGCGAACTTAGCGGAGTACGTTGACGAAGGCGAGCTAGGACGAATTGCTTATCAACTGATTACTGACTATGAAGAAGACAAAGGAAGTCGTCACGACTGGGAAGATGCTTACGTAAGAGGGTTAGACCTACTTGGATTCAAGTACGAAGACAGAGACAGACCTTTTCCAGGAGCATCAGGCGTAACCCACCCTATGCTCGCCGAATCCGTAACTCAGTTCCAAGCGCAAGCATTTAAGGAACTACTGCCTAGTAAAGGCCCTGTTAAAACCAGAGTTATGGGCAACGAAACTCCAGAGACCGAAGATCAAGCACGTAGGGTAGAAGAGTTCATGAACTACCAGATTACTACGGTAATGGAAGAATATACCCCTGAAATGGATCAATTATTGTTCTATTTACCCCTAGCAGGAACAGCATTTAAGAAAGTTTATTACGATCCAAGCAAACAAAGAGCAGTCAGCACCTTTGTACCCGTGGAAGATTTAGTGGTTCCGTACACAGCCAGTGACCTAGAAACGTGTGAACGAGTTACACATGTAGTCAAGATGACATATAACGATGTCAGAACACAACAGCTGGCAGGATTTTACAGAGACATACCACTGCAACCTGCAGAAACAAATATTAACAGTGATACCGTAGACAAAGAAGACGAGCTCGAAGGACTGAGTGCCAACACCAACGACATGATGTATGAACTGTTGGAGTGTCACGTATCTATGGACATACCAGGTTTTGAAGATCCAGACGGATACCACTTGCCTTACATTATTACGATAGACAGAGCGTCAAACGCAGTCTTGTCTATCAGAAGGAACTACCGTCAAGACGATCCACTACGAACAAAAATACAATACTTTGTACATTACAAGTTTCTCCCTGGTCTTGGATTCTATGGGTTCGGCTTAATACACATGATTGGCGGACTGTCTCGAACCGCTACTGGAGCCCTACGACAATTGATCGATGCAGGTACGCTGGCAAATCTTCCTGCTGGGTTTAAGGCCAGGGGACTTAGAATCAGGGACGATGAAACTCCATTAGAACCAGGAGAGTTTAGAGACGTAGATGCACCAGGCGGAGCATTACGAGATTCATTAGTACCGCTACCTTACAAAGAACCATCTGGCACGTTACTACAACTACTAGGATTTTGTGTAGAAGCGGGACAGAGATTTGCATCTATTACTAATTTACAGATCGGCGAAGGCAACCAAGAACTTCCTGTTGGAACAACCATGGCTTTGTTAGAACAAGGCACAAGAGTTATGTCCGCAGTTCACAAAAGACTGCACTACGCACAGAAAACAGAATTTAAGATTTTAACTAGATTGTTTGCAGAGTACCTGCCTCCTGTATATCCATACCAAGTTATAGGCGGAGACCAGCAAATCAAACAAGCAGACTTTGATAACAGAGTAGATGTGATACCTGTGAGTGATCCTAACTTCTTCTCAATGAGCCAACGTATTACATTGGCACAGCAAGAATTACAGTTGGTACAAAGTAATCCACAAATACACAATATCAAAGAATCATACAGAAGAATGTATCAAGCCTTAGGCACTGAAAATATTGAAGCGTTGTTCGCACCTGATCCGCCCCCACCCGTTCCGATGGATCCAGCAAGCGAAAACAGCGCAGCATTAATGGGTGCACCTCTCATGGCATTCCCTGACCAGGCGCATCAGATACACATAGAGGTGCACTTATCATTCTTAGAGTCTGGTGCAGGTATGACAAACCCTGCAGCAGTGCCCATGATGGTGTCGCACATATTCCAACACATATCATTAGAAGCACAGAACCAAGCTAATGAGCAGATGCCAGATCAACCTGCACCTGTTCCAGCTATGCAACAAGGAGGAATGATGATGCCACCCCCACCTAACCCTGCAAAAGAAGCGTTGAAGGCACAGTTGGAATTAGAGCTGATGCAAGAGATTATGCCTAGACTTGAAAAAGTCCTATCTACTGACGATGGCGTAGTGGCACTGAAACAACAAGAACTGGCTATACGTGCAAAAGAAAACGAAGATGATAGAATGATTGCAGAGGAGAGGATCAAACTGGATAAAGCGAAGCTTAAACAGAAAGACCAATCCGAAGAAGAGAAGTTAAAATCTCAAGAAGACATAGCAGCTATGAAAGTAGCAGCTGATAGAGAGAAGAAAAAATGAGACTAGGACTACCATCATTAGTTTTTGAAAGAGAGTCGATGCCTGATATTAGAGGTTTGGGCGTAGACCTTTCTAAAATACCTACAGTAAATCCTACAAGCATAAAAAGGATACCTCAAGCAGCTCCTGTAACACCTCCTCCTTTACCATCGCCTGAGTTGGTTGAGCAGTATAATCAGCTAGCTCCTTCGACCTCGCTTATTGAACAAGCCGTACAAGAAGCACTGGAAAATTTACCTGTTATGATGGGCGGAGTAACTTCTGCAGATTTAGGACCTTTAGGAACAAGTGGTATTTCGATAATGGAAGAAGGACCAATCACCATGGCTTCTGACTCACCGTCACCCATGTCACTCATGGTTGAGCCAGAAGTCACCCCTATGGATAGTGATATAGATAGAATGATCGAAAAAGCCGTAGCCTCAGCCGTAGCATCTGGTGGAGATATGCCAATACAAGCAGCTGATGATCCTATTCCTACGATTGCTTCAGTACAAGAAGCAGTTGCTGCTGCAGAGGCAAATAAACCAGTTAAACCAGTTGTAGAAAAAGAACTGGCAAAATCTGATCCAGTACAAGCGGCTGTTGATGCTGCCGTGGGCAATGGTCAACCGACCACGGACGATACTATATTGGACCCAGATAATATGCCGATAGGAGCTATGGTAGTAACTCCATATTACAATCCCGCAACAGGCGAAACTTTCACGCAATATAATACAGCACAACCTGTTCCAGAAGGTTTTATACCAGGCTCTCCTCCTGAGACCCCTGCACAACCCGATTTTATGACTCAGCTAAACGAACTTATTGCACAGATGCAAGCTGAGCAAACAGCAGCAGCCGAACAAGCTGCAGCTGCAGAACAACAGAGACAAGAACAAGTCGCTGCGATGACACAGAATTAC